ACACTTCTAGCTTCGTCGGCAGCGTCAGATGTGTATAAGAGACAGATCTAAATCTTTTGTAGGTACAATAAAAGTCATAACTAAAAATGGGTATGCTATAATAATACCATAATCAATGAGGGAGGTAAAGACATGGCAGAAAAAAACATCTATTTTGTTAATGATGAAGTAGAGTTGAAACAAGTTTTAGAATTTATTGACAAAACTGATTACGGCGTTAATATTGACAAAACACGCGAAGATGTTTATGCGGTCGTGACTTCTTATAGCCTCCCTATTTAAGAGGGTAGAAATGAAAAAAATTTTAGCTATTGACTTCAGTACAGCTAGTAAGAAAGACGAGGGAACTGGGTACGCCTTTAGAAAAGACGGACAATTATATGTCGGTTCCATTAAAGCATATAACGCAAAGAAAAACGCGTGGGAACGTACTTTTGACATTGTGAACGCAATTAAAGATATCATAGATGAGTTTGACTTAAAAGATTATCATCTAGCTATTGAAACGCCTATCATGGGAAGAAATAGAAAACACAGTATTACATTGGCTAATTGTAACGGTTATTTTATTGGTGCTATTGACGGTCTAGTAAATGGCTATACTTTTATTGATAACTCTAAGTGGTGCGCCTATCATCTTATTTCAGGCAAACGAGAACAACGCAAAAAAGAAAGTCTTGAGCTTTTAAAGGAAACAAGCTTTGTTGATTCTAATTGCAAAGATGATAACATGGCAGACGCTTATAACATCTTAACATATTGCGAAAGTTTGGGTTAGTTGTTCCCTTATAAAAACAATAATAATAAATGGAGGTGGTAACATCAAAGTATCACAAAACGGTTTGAATTTGATTAAAGAGTTCGAGGGTTGCCGTTTGACTGCTTACAAACCAGTACCGTGGGAACAAATGTACACAATCGGTTGGGGTTATTATGGAGTGACAGCAGGAACAACATGGACGCAAGCACAAGCAGATAGTCAGCTAGAGATTGACATCAATAATAAGTATGCACCTATGGTTGACGCTTATGTAAAAGGCAAAGCAAATCAAAATGAGTTTGACGCCTTAGTTTCATTGGCTTATAATTGTGGTAATGTTTTCATTGCTGACGGTTGGTCAGAGTTCTCACACGCTTATGTCGCTTCAATGATTCCGAAGTATTGTAATGCAGGCGGTCAAGTCTTACAAGGTTTAGTACGACGCAGACAGGCAGAACTTGACTTATTTAATAAACCAGTTACTGGAAATTCAAATCAAAATAATCAAACAGGAGGAATTATTAAAATGTACCTTATTAAAGGATTAGACAACAGCGGTAAAGAAAAACATTGGTTTGTTTCTGACGGTGTAAGTGTTCGCCACGTTCGGACGCCTCGAATGTTACGCAATTACAAAAACGAGTTTGGTAAACTTAACCTACCAATTGATACAATGTATATTGCAGAAATTGAAGCAGAGTTTGGACGTGAAAATTTACACATGTAAACAGGAGAGTTTAAATAAGGAGGAGTGAATGAGTTTATTCAATCTATCACGCAACGCGGAAGATGTAAGCTTTTCTACTTTCACAGTTCAAGACCCAACAACTGATTTGTTATTGGGTAAACTCTTGGGCTTAGTTTCCTATTTTGATAATGTTGATTATTCTGAAGCGTCTAAACTAGAAGACTTATTCTATTGGTCTTTACAAGGTAAAGAAGTTTATCGTGTTTGGTATGGTGGTTTCAAGTATTACGCTCAAAGAGTAAATGCAGACCAGTTTAACATTGTAGTCAGAGAACCGAACCGCAGGGAAGTCACTATTAGAACAAGCGACTATGAAATGTTGCTAAACCCTTTCTATGGTGCTAACCCTCAACGGTTTGGGGTAATGTTTGGAATGGCTAGTAATGGAATTGGTAGACGACTTGATTCACAAGCCCAAATAAAAATCTATTGGAAAACTAAAGTTTCTAGTGGTTTGAAAGAAGTTTGGGACAGAATTAGAGAACGTCTAACACAACAACAACAACTTGCCAGAGAGTTCAATGGTGTATCTGTTATTGGCTCTGATGATGATATCAAACAGATTCAACCAGATTACAGCGGGTCACTGCAAAATGACGCAAACCTTGCAATTGAAATTGCTTTGAGTGAGTATGGAATGCCTAGAGAGTTGTTATATGGACAAAGTAATGAAGTTACTATTATTGCGTTCGCAATTCAAAAAGTGTTACCGTTACTAAAACAACATGATAAGAACATTATTTTCAATCAAGAGAATTTTGTGGCTTATATATCAACAACGGCTAAGGGAGGAAATATTGAAAGTAAAAGCAGTAAGGGGAATAGCGAACCCGTTGGGAACGATTGATTCTCATGGCACGGTTATCGAGTCAATTGCTAACGCAGGCGACGGAGTAGATATCCTTAACCGCCATAGGGAAAAGATTGGTTCAGGGTTCGTACATCTTGAGGGGGACAATGTAATCTTGACAGGTTACGTTGATGAAGAACAATACACAGCCGAAAAAATCGAAGAAACAGGCTTATCAGTTGGCTTTAATGCTAACGGTGTAAAAGCTCGTGAAATTGACGGAGTAGGCTACTACAAAGATGTTACAATTACGGAGGTGTCACTAACTCCGTTACCTAGCAATAAAGGTGCTAAAGTGACAAAAGTAAGAGAAGAAGAAGAAGGAGAATTAGAACAAATGGGTGCAAACGAAACACAAGAAATCATGAAACAAGCAATCGAAGCAGGTGTAAAAGTTCGAGAACTTGAAGCTAAAGTAGAAGAACTTAACAAAGAACGCGAAGAACTTAAAAAAGAACGTGAGGCTTCAATTCCTAGCGAAAACCCAGAAGACGCAGAAATTAAATTTATGCGTGAACTTGGGGACAAAATGGCTGAAATGCCAGAACAAGGTTTCTTGCGTGAATTTGCTAACGCGTCAGATTTGAACGTTGTTAACTCTCTTGGGTCTATCACTTCAAAATATGCTCGTAAGTCTGGAATTTATGACGGTGCATTGAAAGCACGTTTCCAAGGTTTGACACTTGCAGAAGATGGTGTAGATGATACATTCATCGAGGGTACTTTTAAAGCAGGTGCAGATAAAAACAAAGCTCAAACAGCGTCTAAACGTTCACTACGTCCACAAATGGCAGAAGCATACCTACAAATGGACAAGGCAACTGTTCGCGGTGTAAATGATTCAGGTGCGTTATCTGAATACGTAATGTCTGACATGGTTAATCGTGTTATCCAAAAAGTGGAACACAACATGATTCTTGGTTCGGCTGACGGTTCAAATGGTTTCTATGGTTTGAAAACTGCTACTGACGGTTGGACAAAACAAATCGAGTACACAGACTTGTTTGAGGGTATTACTGACGCAGTTGCGGAATGTTCAATTTCTGACGCAATCACAATTGTTATGAGTCCACAAACTTTTGCAGAGTTGCGTAAGCTCAAAGGTTCGGACGGTCACTCACGTTTTAGTGAACTTGCGACAAAAGCTCAAATTGCTCAATCATTCGGCGCTGTTAATCTTGAAACACGCGTTTGGATGCCTAAAGACGAGGTAGCTGTTTACAATCACGACGAGTACGTACTTATCGGAGATTTGAACATGGAAAACTACAACGACTTTGACTTGCGTTATAACGTTGAACAATGGCTTTCAGAAACTCTTGTGGGTGGTTCTATCCGTGGTAAAAACCGTTCAGCTTACTTGACTAAAAAAGCAAGTGTGTAATTAGAAAGGTTGGTAGATAATGGCTGAATTTAAAATTACAGACCGTTACCAACAAATCATTGAAACGACTGTGGAGGGAATGAGCGTTGGGCTTTTCCCTTTACTTGGTCGTGTTCATGTAGTTGACGCAAATGTTTTGCAGTCTTTCAAGGTTGAAAACCATGAAGCAAAGGACTTTAAGACAAAAGTGTTAAACGTTGGTAAATTTGATTATATTGACTTCTCACACGGTGCTGACTTGACAGAGGGCGCTATTAGTGAAGCGGTTCGATTAATCACTTATAACATTTATAAGCAAGTAGAAAAAGAACTATTTGACTTAGCTAAAGCTGTTACAGGGGACTACGTGCAAGGCGCTAACGATATCATGTTTGTTAAAGATAATGATTTCGTACAGTTGAGCATTCCTGTATTTGAAACAGACCACTTTGACGCGGGAGATACGTTTGATAAAATCGTAATCAACCCTGATACAGCTATTTTAATCGGTTCTCTAGTTCCTGAATTTGTTATCACTAAACAAGCAAACACTAACAAGGTCCGTGTTTATGGTACTTTGACAGTAGAGGGTGGTTTCTTCGGTACTGGAGCAGTTAAGAAAATTGGAGGATAAAAAATAAATGGCATATACAACAAAAAATGAACTTACCCACGGTTTGGGGTATGGGGTAGTATTCACAGACCCAACTGGGACAACCGTAGGTATTCCTATCGCAGGCTTACGCGGTATTGAAACAGAGAACAACCAAGAAAATACAAACTTCTATGCAGGGTTTAACGCGCCTTATCGTACAATCGCAGGTGCTAAAAACACACAAATTACAGTTAAGTCTTATGATTTGCCTGACAGTTTTGCCACTCATGCTTTAGGGTTTGGAAATGTTTCAGGTTTCTTGACTGACGACGTAGCAAACTATAAGGCTTATGGTTTCGCTTATGCTGAACGTTATCGTGACGACGACGGAACAGGGTATAAAGCGACATTCTACCCAAGTGTACAGGCTACTACACCAAGTGACACGGCGGAAGCGGACGAAGAAAGCCCAACTGGTAAAGAATACGAACACACAGCAACTGTGACAACTGGAGATTTTACACTAGGGGACAAAAAACGTTTGTTTGTAAAATTCAAAGTTACTGACGCAGACCTTGCAATTGGAACAAGTGGTCCTGCACTTGCTTTCAAAAAATTGTTCACAGAACTCAAACCGCTCACAGATACTGACATCAAAGAGTAATTTTTTAAGAGTGGAGGGCTTGGAATTAATAGTTCCCACTCTTTTATTTTAATTTATAAGGAGAACAAAAATGAAGAAAGAAGATTTCAAATTTGATTTTGAAGCATTAGAACGTATGGAAGACAACGGAATTTACTTCGGAGATTTGAACGAACGCGATTATCACAGTTTGGCATTATTCTTTTGGGCTTGCGCGCCACAATATACACTTGACGCAATTTTAGGGGCTTTAATTGGTGGACTATTGCCTGTTACGGTTGCCGAACTTATGGAGCAATTAGTAGATGAAACAAAAAAAGCGATAGCACTAACAGCGAAGAAGTAAGGGAAGACGCAAGAATTACAACACTTGCAATTGTTAGTGCTATGACAGTTTTTAGAGTTCCCTATGAAGTATATAAGCATAGACCTTTAGGGTGGACATTAAAACTAATTTCAACGTTGACGCCTAAAGAGAAGAAGAAAACAACCGCAGATGAATTAAACAACGTGGAGCATGTGGAGGTAGAATTATGGCAACCACCAACAAAGTCACAGGACTAGAAAAATTCACAGAGAAACAGCTTAAAAAAGTTTGGTTAGAAATGGCAAACGCTTTTAATTCTAATCAGAACACAATTAAACGTAGTTATAAAAGTTCATTAAGTGGCGACTTTTCAGGATATCGTGCAAAATTTGACACCAAAAAAATTACTAAGCAAGTTACTCGTTCGTATGGTTCATTAAAAAGCGGAAACATTGGTATTGTCAACGGTTTTAAAGCTAAAGACGAAAGTTGGAGAATGCTCAATGTCTTGTTACATGACCGTAGCTTACACCAACGTTATGGACGAACGCTAGTTAAAGCCACACACGAAATGGACGATAAAACTAAAAATATTAAGCGTAAGTTAAGGAGTATAACAAACAATGGCTAAAGAAAAATATGTCATTCAGGCAGAACTGGACACTAAAGGCGTTCTAAGCAATGCTCGTCAAGCTCAAAGAGAAATCAACAACATTGGGCGTCTAGCTAAAGAAACTAACAAGAACGCTAAAATAACTGGTTCTGTCACTATGAAAGATAAAGGTATTAAAGAAACACAGAGAGCTTTAAACCTTGCTAAACAGAATGTAGATAATTTAACAAAAGCACTTTCAAACGCCAAAATGTCAGGTGCTACACAAAAACAAGTGCAGGCATTAGAAAGCCAGTTAGTAAAAGCTCAAACGCAAGCAACTAGACTAAGCACAGAACTTTCTAAAGTTGGTTCAGAAAAAGGTGGAGGCTTATCAGGTGCAGTTGATAAGATGAAGTCGGCAGGCGGTTCGTTACTTGGTACATTCTCAAAAGTTGGTAACGTTGTAAGTGGTATCTCGTCAGCTTTTGGACTTGTAAGCGGTGGAATTTCAAAAGCTACTGACTTGGTTGGTGGCTTTGCAAACACACTAATGGACACGTATGATAGACAAATTCAAGCACAGAAAACACTTAGCACAACGCTTTCTGACGGAGCTAAAGGTTACGAACAATTTAATGGTCATATTGACAAAGGAAACTCACTCCTAAAGTCGCAAAAGAATGACTTGAATGAGTTAGGGGCTACTGTTTCCAGTTATATGAAAGTAAGCGGAGAAGAAGCCTTTAAAACTGTGAATGCCATTAATGCTGTGGGAGATAGCTTAGGTCTAGGAATGGACACACAAAAGCAGTTTACTTATGGTTTAGCTCAAGCGTTGGGTTCGGGAACGTTACACGCTCAAGATTTCAACCAAATGATGCAATCAGCACTTGGTGCGCAGTTCCGCGATATGCTTATTCAGGCAGCAAACGAAATGCAAAATGTAGGAACGACAGCCGAACAATTGCCTGAGGCTTTAAAAAAAGGTAAAGTAGAGGCTAACTTGTTGGCAAATACATTCGGCGATAATTGGGCAAGCAAAATGGCTAAAGCTCAAACAGCGCTAAAAGGTATTGAGGTTTCTACTGGTGGCGTGAAACGTATGCTGAAAGACGGTCAATTGAGCGTACAAGATTTTACCAACGTGTTCGGAGAAGACTTCACAAGTACACTACTTAACGCCATGAACGCAACAAGTAACGGTGCTGTTACCATGGAAAACTTCAAAGAAAAAATGGAAGACGGAGTTTTCAGCACAGAAGTTATGAATAGAGCCATTGAATTGTTCCAACAAAAAGGGGAGCAATTGGCGTCAAGCGGTCCTAGCACTTGGGGACAAATCAGAGAAATGATTTCTAATGGTTTCAATACAAGCGCTTTGGACGGTTTCCGTAAAGGTCTAGGAGACGCAGGTATAGACATGGCTTCATTGGGTAATAACGCCACGGAGATGTCTAGCATTGTCGGTAGTCAGTTAGGGAAAATGGCAGGTCAAGCGGTCGGAGCTGTTACTAAAATCATTGACAAGAACAAAGACGGTAAAGTTTCAAACGAAGAAATGGAAGACGCGGTAAATGACGCTAAAGACGCAGTCACTAACTTCTTTAATAAAATCAACTTTACTTCTATTGCAAGTTTCTTGGGTAAAATTGGAAGTGGTATTGATGAACTGATAAGATTTTATAACTGGGCTAACGACGCTTATGGAGCTGTTCAAAACTTGTTAAATGCCTCTAAAAATATTGGAGGTAACACAGGTTTAGTTGGTAAGGCTTTAGGTTTTAAAAAGAACAGTACATGGGGCGACGCTTTCAGTGATTTTCATTGGCTAACAAGTAATATTGACCCTTTAGGGTTAAAAGAAAATCAAGGACTGGGACAAAAAATTCTAGGTTCTCGAAACGGTAAAATTCCACTAGACTTACAATTCTTTGCAGGCGGTAGGGAAGCAATTGGAAAAGCCGTTGACGCTGTACAGCCTTATGCACGAGCAAGCAAAGGGACAACAGCAACATCTAGCATTGGAACACAAGATAATTCCAAACAAGATATAAAAATCTATGTACAATCTAGTGCGGACGGTCAAAGAATTGCCAAAGAGATTTATAACAAACTGGAAAGAAACGGGGTTAAATTAAATAAACGTTGATTTATACTAAAAGCAAGCTATATAATGACCCTAGGTGGATAAAAAAGGCGCGTGAAGAAAAGAACAGGTTAGGGCATTGTGAAAAGTGTTGGAGTACGGAGCATTTAATATGTCATCACGTTATACCACTACAATGGAACAATGACATGTTAGAAGTAAACGACTTTGACAAAGAAGTAATAAATGTACCTACCGAAGTTCTTTGTCATAAATGCCACCAAGGAATGGAAAGAAGTGGAGACTTAATAGATTACGCAAGAATTATAGCGGAGGGTTTAATATAAGGAGATATAAAAATGAGTTTAATTCAAGACTGGATAGGACAAAATAAAGATAATGGCGAAATGATTAAGCTACTAAAAAAGAAAGTGGCTAAAATCGAGCATGAAATAGACTACAAAAAGGCACAGAAAATTTTTGATTTCATTGAAGAATTCATGACTTTGCCTAATAACGAACGTTTTAAAATCATACCATATCATAAGGCGGTCCTTACTTTAATGTATTGCACGCCTTATCAGATTGACGAGTTTGTTGTTATTGTAGGACGTTCAAACGCCAAATCTATTCTTGATGTCATGATAGCCTTAATTGAACTCTTTTTGTTTCCTAAACCTAATAGCGTTATAGCTTTAATGGCTACTAAAAAAGACCAAGCAGAAAAAATCTTGATGAAGCATTTTAGAGCTATGGGGAACTGTCATGGTACTATCATTAATAAGTTTAAAAATCAGTTTAAACTAAACAAAGAGCAAATACTTGTAAAAGATAACTCAATACTAAAAAGCAAAGGTACAGAAATTTCTATCTATGCTAGTAACGAGGACACGCTAGACGGTGGACGTGAACAGCTTGTTATTATAGACGAGTTTGGAGCATTTAAAAAGAACCCACTTATTACAATTAGACAGGGGCTAAGAAAAAATAAGGGTACGCTTTTTATTTCAACCACAAACAACGTTATACGCGGCGGTGCTTATGATGATGAATTGGAAAGTTGGAAAGAATGGGTAAAAGATGACGATTTCAGCCATTGGGTATTCTATTATGCTTTAGACGATTACGAAGAAGTGAAAGACAGTTCTAAGTACATTAAAGCTAACCCAGCTTTGGGCTATACTTTAACACTTGAGGACATTCAAAAGGACTTCATAGGGGCAATTGGTAACCCTGTTAAAATGGCTAAAATTATCACTAAACGCTTTAACTTATCAATGACTGACAGCACTACAATCTTTACAAAACAAATTGTAGATAAGTGTCTAGTACCGCCATTAGACTTTGAGGGTCGCTTAGTTGCGATTGGTTCAGACTTTTCTGTGCGTGGAGATGTTTGGGGAACTGTGATAGGTTATAGAGAGAATGGACACTATTATTTTAAAGCTATTCCAGTCATGCCAGAGAGCGCAGAAGACAAGTTTAAGCACTTAGGGGAAACAATAACCCACGAGGGTATAAATAATATGACAGATGAAGCATGGGACGCCTTTACGAGTGCTATGAACGGAAGTGTTCCTATTGCGATTAATTACGACCCTAACTATGCTAAGAATTTCATTGATAAATTTGAACAGACTTATGACATTGAATTCTATAATAAAGTAATGCAGAACAGTTTCAAGCTATCAAATACCTTAGAAGCTACTCAAAAGCTCATGGAGGAGGGTAAAATACATTTTGATAGTAAGTTACTAGCTGTACATTTAATGAACGCAGAAACGAAAATAAACGATTTTGGACTAATGCGTATTATCAAAAAGGGCTATACAGATAAAATTGATTTGGCTGACGCTTTAATCAACTTAATGTGGTGGTTCTTAGAAAGTGAAGAAAGTGAGGACTATTTTATCTAATGGCTATGACAGAAGAAGAAAACAAAAAAATGCTAGAGGCGTTGAAAACCCTAGCTTTTGGAGGGAAAGAAACAAAGACAGTTATCCAATATAAAAACAACCCTAACGGACGGAAGACGGAAACAGGGCGAACAGTTACAGAAGTCAACAAACTGCCAGACCGTTCGGCATTGTTGAAACTAATGGAGATTGAGGGTGTTTATATTGACGCAAACGTTAAACTTAAACAGCAAAAAGTGGACGAAGCAAGCACAGAAAAAGAACTAGTAGACTTAGTGGAGGGCTTAGCAATAGAATGACTATTTTTAAAGCGTATTGCTGGAATCCTAACACAGGTAGAGATTTCACAATTAAAAAACCTAATTGGAACATTGTACAACGTTGTTCTTTGAAGAATATCGAAACAATTCAATCTTTGCCACAACACATCTATTTGTTAGACGGAACGACAGGTTCAGAAACAAGCAAGCGTTGGCAAAGAAAAAAATGTCCTGACGACTGGAATAGACCTTTTAGCTATGGTTCTGTCATCACTAAACCACAAGGAGAGAATAAAATAAGTGGTATTGCTTTTTGTACAGATTATGAAAGAAAACAGTATCCTAGTTTATATCCTAACTTTGTAACACCTAACCTAACAAAAGGGCAAAAATACGGCTTGTCAGGCACTTTATACAATCCAGGTATAAATGTACTAGAGGTACGGTTAAAATTGCTATACGGTACCAAAAATGAGCTTGTAGGTACATACCGAGTTCAACCTAATCAATACTTAGATGTAAAAGAAATTTACACGCTACCTAGTACGGAAACGGTTGAAAAGTTTGGTATAGCTTTTGAAGTGGCACAAACAAGCGATTTTGTACAATTTGAAGTGTATTTGCCTAAAATTGAACAAGGTGGAGAGATCACTCCGTTTGTTGAGGATAGAGATGAATTTAATGGCTATCGAAAAACCAACACAGACGACGGAACGCCGCCATTTACAGGGACTTATGAGGGTACACCACCACAAAGTACCGATTATAAAGTTTATACTTGGATAGGTTCTAAAACTGATAAAGAGCTTTTTTACTTAGAAGAAAGAGGAATTTGCAAACAAGAAGCCGTTTGGTGCTATAGTCGCCCCCTTAATCAACGTGTATTGATTGGAATTGATTCAGACACTTATGACACCGAAGCAGGCAGAACGCTCAAATTTCATGTTTTGAACGGAAATAAGGGCATATTTGATTTGACTGGTAGCGTCATTTATCCTGAACAGTTCACAGATAAACGTCAAACTTTTGACAGCGATACAAAGGCATGGGCAGATAACCAAGAACCGTTATACGTTACTGACGCAAATACTGCAATTGATTGTACTTTCGGAGAAATAGCAAGTAACATCATAGAGGGGTATTATTACCAACAAGCTGATAAACGTTACAAAGTAGATGAACTACTTCGTTCAGCAATAGTTAACACAGGTTATAACATGGGTTCTTTTTGGTCTGATTGGAGCTTTGATAGCTACGCGAATGAAATTCGTGCAAGTTATAACATTGAGAATTGTAGGATTAGTGAAAAAACAAATTATAGTTCTATGAACGAATGGACTGGAAGCGTGTCTTTTCCTACTGGTGTTGTTTTAGCACCTTATAAACCAAAACTAAATGAAACGGACACTAAAAAACTCAAAGGGGTTTCTAGTGCAACAAGTATTTGGGCTACTGGTGTATTAAGAACAGAGCGAAGTACAGAAGATTGGTTTAGAGAATACGAAAATTCAAGAACTAGACCAGTACCAACGCAAATTCTTTTTGCTAACTATAACACTAAAAAAGCATGGTTATTTCAACAACAAACCAACGGAACGTGGAGCAAAAGTGGAGAATTCACGATACCAGGAAGCGCCACGGCATTCGCTAGATCTTGGGGTATTATACCAAAAAATGGAGAATTGAAAGGTAATGTTATCATGACAGATAAGAATTACGTTGATTTTCCTGCAAACGTTAGACCGATAACGCTAGGAGTGGAAGAACTGTTCCCAGTTATCAAGTATAACGAAGTTAAGTTTAACCCTCAAATGTACGCAACTGCTTACAATACCAAGCTATTTTGGTGGGGACAAAAGGCGAACGTAAGCAACTTAACTTATGGGGAGTGTGGAGTTCGTTCGGTTGATTTTATGACTGGTTTATGTACAATAGAAAGGGTTTATAAATGATTTCATGGTTAAATTTTGAGGAGTTGCTAATTCACAACCCTATTGAGTTGATTAATTTTAGCAAGAGTAATATACAGGTAGCATTGAGCAAAAAACAGTATATTGATTTCTTTAGTAATAAAAGCGTTTATATGGGCTTATATTATAGCGAAGAAATGGACTTTTGTGTAATATTTTATGCTGACCCTTTACAAAGTTTTAAAAGCGGAGAGATATACGCAGAGGGTTATATAGACGTAGACATGAAAATATATAGAGTTAAAGTGTTGAGTAATGTTTACATGCTAAAAGGTTCAAAAATGGTTAAAAAATGGGCTATAACTAAAACAGGTATGCGTGTAAGTCCTCAAGCTAAACAAATTACAATGGTTCAAGCAGGGGCGTTGATGAGGTGCGAAATTAATAATAATATTACAGGTTGGACAGACGAAACAACACAATTAGAATACAGCGGTCAAGATTTTATAATTGACGGTTACGGAATGAGAGGGCTACACAATGGATAGTACAATAAACGGTAAAACGGTACATATAAACAACCCGTTAGACCTTATAGGCTTAGGACGTAGGGAAATCGAGTTTAACATTCATAAAGCAGATTATTGGGAAATGTTCAAAGAAACTATGCAAGTACCTACAATGAAACGCGGAGGATACAAAAACCTTCTCAAAGGTGGCTGGGTATTTGTTGACCCTTTAAACCAAGGTAAAGATTTGTGGCCTAGAGAATACTTCACAAAATGGACTTGGACAGACTTTGGCGGTAGCGGAGATATTTTTGATTATGGAACTTATGAAAGTGGGTATTATGGTTTTAAGTGTCCTGATACTAAAAATGAAGAAGATTATACCAAATTCAATCAACTAAATATTTTAAAACCTAATACTACCTATACTTGGCAATGGGACATGAAGCGTACAAATTCTTCTATA